AGCAATCACAATCTCTTTTTCACAATGGCTTTTGAAGTCTACAGACTAGCAATTTCCAATCCGATCCTCTATGACCCTAGATTTGTGTCTGTCGCAGGAGAAAATTCTGAGCACTGGCCAAGAGATAACTGGAAAAAGAGAGAGGAATCATTACGTCATGACCAAGTATGCGCCCTGCTGATGAACACCGCAAGTCGGTTCCCTTCCCATCTCGAAGCAGCAAAAGAGTCAAGTAGTTCCAAGAGTCAAATCTATGAAGAAGGAGAGAAACAATTTAATCAGGAGGAAATAGAGGGACTGATGGAAGCTGGGCAAATGCACTTGACTGAGTCGTTTTCAACATCTGTGCGACAGGATGATGAGGAAGAAAGCGAGGGGGAAGGTGGAGAAAGTGGGGATGATGAAGATGATGAATTTGCTATTGGCGACTACTGGGGGCCACCTGAGCAAACGGAGGAAGAGATGGAAGAGATGATCAATGTTGGGGAACCAGACTTGGTGGACTCTGACAAGCGGTACACGATATTAGAAGGAGTTACAGGGGCTAAATATACTCAGATAGCATTTAGCACACTGTGGGGAATAGACACACAGAAACAATGGGATATAATTGACAAGCAGGAGAGGAAATTCATAGAGGTGAAAATTACATCGAGAAATCCTTATCAGGTGTGGGAAGAAGTAAAATCAGCGTCCGATATAAGTGAAGAGCACTTTGGAGCGTGCATTGTTCACGATGAAGGGGGTGGCAGCTTCAAGCAGTATGTATTCAATATTGATGAGATGCCTGGCTGGAAACAAGTTGAAGATTTTCTAATAAGGCGTTATGAGTTTTTCTTAGAAAATGGTGCAGTGCCAGTAGCAGGTGGAGATGAAGACAGGTATCCTGTCTGGGACCCAATAATTTCTGAAAAAATTCATGATTGGATACATCCACTTTGGCAACCCGATAAAATAAACGCTAGAGTGGACAATAGTCCTAGATATGAACCGTTTAATATAGGACTTTTCTTGAATCTATTGGATGATCCTCGGGCAAGGAATTGCAGTAAATCTGCGAAATGGAATGGGAAGCTGATGCCCTTTAGCTGGAATTCAGCAGTGGCGACAACTTGTGACAAAGACCTGGACATGGTGGAAGAGATCATTCGGCACTTTGATTGCGAATCTTGGTCAGTTGTCAACTGGAAAGAGCAAAGCGCTGAATCATTGGTAAACGGTTTAAAGCTTCTTCTTGAGAGATTCAAGGAAGGGTTCATTGAGCGAAATTCATATATACCTGTAAAAAAGACTAAGCACGGTTGGACTGTAAAAGGAGAGAGGCACACAAGTGAAATCCAAGAGATGCTCTCTGAACTAGGAATAGGCTGGAAATTCTATAAACACACCGGAATAGTGGAAGAAGACATGAGGCAGCCTGAAAGTGAAGACCAAGAAATGATGCGCTGGGATGACTGGTTAACGGAGTTGAGGATTAGTGAGTCTCAAGGCCTGCAAGGAGGAAGAGTATTCAAGGATGACGTTTTTAAAGAGGCCCCTTCCTTCCATATACTGGATGAACCTGCCAAAAGGATTTGTACCGAATTATTCGACCTATTCAGGACCCACAAAATAGGGGCAACTTGTGCTAAAGTGATGAATTTCTACTCCAGGATGGGTGGCACATATCTGAGAGCCGCAAACGGGGGGAAGAGTAAAATGCACTCCTCACTCGCCATACTCCCTCTTTATTACAAAGAATATCGAGGAGATAGAGAAGAGAAAACTTCTCAAAGGGTCATGGTTGGATTCGTCGTGAGAGGCCCCCATCATGTGCGAGATGCCACAGATACTATCAATCTCATAATTGCTGAAAAGGTCAACTTGTCATTGGAGGAATGCAAGAGGCGGCTTAGGGGCGGAGTTTTAACCTCTTCTGGATGGTTCATTAGAAAAAATGCAATAAGAAAAGCAGATCCAACCTACTTGAGCTTCCTGCACAATTCTCTTTTTGTCCCTGTAAATTTCTTAGGAGAACTGATCACAAACCACCCACAGAGATCAAGAACAAAGGAAGACCCAAAATACTGGGATGTGATTTTGGCTGGCTGTCTAACATCTTGTAGGCCTTTCCACCTGGAAAGAATAGTGGAAACTGTCTTAATGGGAATAATTGGAAAGTCCCAGGAAGAAGGATACCATGATATGCTTAGGAAAGTGTACATGTTGTTGATGGCTAGAGGGAGGGGTGAAATTGCATTGGTGATGGATCTGAAGGCCATGGCGGAGGAAATGAACGAGTGCCTCATCAACTCAGCATACGTGTTTTGGGTACATTGTGAGCTTCTTGATTTCATGAAATTTGTTAAAGACAAGACCCCATTTAATGAACATTTGTGAAAGAAAAAGAGATTTGTTATTGCT